TCACCGCTGCGCAGGCACAGGAATGGCGGCGGCTGATGGAGGACTCTGCGCCACGAAAAGACCTGGTGCAACGTCGCCGGAAACCCTTGGCCTACAAGGGTTCTGAAATCGTGGATCTCCGGGAAGTCGTCCGCCGGCGGACAGAAAAACGGTCATCGATGGCGATGGCTGGCCCTGACGCCGAGCCACCTGCAGGTGTCCTGCCGGTACCGGGGCCGAAACGCCGCCAGCGCGTGTGAGGCGCTTCCGTAGGGGCGCTGCCCCTACACCCCGGCTAGAATGCGCGCAGGATGCCTTGGGGGGACGTATGGAACGCGAACGACCGGAGTACCTATCCGAACTTCCGAAGCCACGCTGGGAATTCCCGTGGATGGGCCTGTGGGCGGTACTACTGCTCGGAATGGCCGGTGCCGGGATCTGGCTGCACCTGAAAACCGGGGATGCCTGGAATGCGCGCTTCAACGCGCCGTCAGCGCCACCCGCGACGACGGCCCCGATCCCCGCGCCGAAGACGGAGCCAGACCCCGAATTGCAAGCGAAAATTGCCGCGATCCGGGTGCGCCGCGAACAGGCGGAACGCAGAGAGCAGCAACAGCGCAACGAAGTTCGCTGCATCGGCGGCGTTCTGTTCCGCCGAATACCTGGTGGCTGGGAGAACGTCCCCGGCGAAAGCTGCCCGTGAGTGCTCAGTCCTTCCGGCGCGCCTGCTGACGCACGAACGCCCGATCCATCCATCGGGCAACCCAGTAGTGCACGTCGAGATAGCGGCGCAGGTTCATGGCCGCAGTATAGGGGCCAGCAGCCCGATGCACGCAAGGTGCGCCACGTAATAGCCATAGAAGGCCCACCGACCACGCGGCACCGGCCACGCCACACGCGACAGACCCAACGCCACCGGAATGGCCGCCAGCGCCCACAGGTTGCCGTTAAACCAGCAGATCGCGGCGAATGCTGGCACCAACAGCCAGAACCGGCGCCACTTGAAGGCGAACCACGCCAGCAACACGAACCCTACCCCGGCCCATTGGTAGTCCACGAATGCCGGCAGCACCGCCGCGGCGAATGCCAGGGCAACCCACCTTCGTTGGCCGGCTGCATAGATCACGGCAGCACACAGGGCGAACGTGAGCAGGATGTTGAGCGGCAACCAGTACCCGAACGCCAAGGCATGTATCGGCTGCGCGATCAGGCCCCATATGCCGAGTCTGCGGGCCGACTTGACCACGTCGGCGCCGGGCTGGGCGAGGTTATACGCCATCACCAGTGCGAACAGGGGGAACGCTCCCCTGCCCGCCTCGCTGAGACCTGGCAAGTAGCCGCCATAGATCACCTTGGCAACGTGATCGCAGGTCATGAGAACGACAGCCAGCCACTTCAATACCTCGCGCGCGCTACTGGTCATAGCTTGTTCGGTCCCGGCGCCGTGGTCATGTAGCTGTCGGTTGGGATTGCGGGCGACTCGGGGAAACTGCCCATGGTGCGCTCCACGTGCTGCACGACGCTGCCCGCCAGCCCCACCGATTCGCCCTGACGTAGCTGGCTTGCCGCGTCAAAGCGCTGGTCCCGCCGATCCTCCGACCGCTCCCGATATGGGTTGTAGACAGGCCCGTTGCGCGCCAGCGTGCGGCACTCGGGCTGACTCAGCTCATAGGCTGTCCCTTGCTCAGTGAGGCAACGGCAGCTCGCTTCTTGGCGCACGCCCTGCGCGTCTAATCCTTCCGTGGACGACATGCACACCAACTGCGGATCGGATCGCGCCTGTCGATCATCGAATATCGGGGCAGTCCAGGGCATGGTGCTGATGCGCGGCAAATGGTCCTTTGCATAGGCAGCGGCTGAGGGCCAGCGTGGAGCGTCTTCCTTGCGCGATCCGCCGCCCGGCGGCGAAGGGGCCGCATCGGCTAACGCCGATTGCGTCCCTTCTTTGCCCGCGCCATCTGCGAGCGCAGATGGGACGAGAGAACGGTAAGCCATATAGGCGCAGACAGCGCCAACGACGATCACTGCCGGAAGCAGCAACACCCTGAGCGGGATTCGTGCCTTGATCGTGTGGACCTCGGCAGACTTATACTGACCGAACACCTGCGAGGGCAGTAGACGCGTGGTGCGTTGGGCCATATCGCGCTTGGCGAGCGACTTGATTTCCTCGTTGAGTTCGCCCCAACGATAGACGTCAAGCATCTTCGTGCCGAAACGCCGCACCACGTGCGAGTGCGCACCAATCAGGCCGCGCACGAACGGATACAGCTGATTCGGTTGCTGCGTCGTCCACACGAAGTCCAAGCCACGGTGCCGGTGCTCGGCCAGTTCCAATACGTGCCTGGGCGTTTGCTGCCGCGTGGCGTCATGCAGGTGTCCGAACCACTTCCACGCTTCGTCCACGAAGATCAGCGAGCCATCCGGGACGATGTAATTCCCCTCGGCGTCCTTGTCGTTCCAGTGCCGCGCATCATCGAGCACAGTGGCAAGGCCGGGATCAAGGCCATCAATGCCGACAGCGAAAATCGGACGACTCGCCGCCTTCGCCTCCGAAACAAGGCGCTCCATCATCAGCGCGGTTTTACCGTTGCCGGGCTGGCCGGTGAACAGTTCGATAGGCATGTCAGGTCCGCTTCGTCAGGAACGTCTTCGCGGCACCGACAGCGAATTTTGCCGTCACAGCCGAGGCGATCATCGTGCACGCCACATCGAACTTCATGATGCCGGCATAGGAGACCACCAGCGCGCCCCACTCGCCGCCCGGCGCACCGGCACGCATCGCGTCTTCCATCTGACTGATCCACGGGTCCACGAGGAATTCATTGGTTGCCCAGGAAATGCCGAGCCAGACCATGGCCTCGGCGACCCATGGACCCCACTTCGAGCGGAACAGCGCAGCGAGCGCGGTCAGCAACGTGCTGATGAGCATTGGCATGGTTAGGCATCCTTACTGGCGATGATTCGAAGGCAGAACAGCGCGGCGAGGCCCACAACGAAATAGCTGCCGAGGCCGAGCCACCGACACAACGGCGCAGTATCGAACGCAATGGTTCTACCCATGACCTCAATCGCTGGCGGTTGCGGGCATCCCCTGCCCCAGCCGTAGCCAGAAGTATCAGGACGCGTCGGTTGCCCGCTATTTGACGCCCACACGTCTGACGATGGGCGGTCAGGGGCGGTCGTAACGGTACCGCCCGTGCCGGTGAGCGCATCACGAATAGCCTTAACGTCAGGATTATCGCCACCACCGGTTCCGGTGCTGCTCGCCATCTTTTCCAGTGCGCAGGTGGACCGCCACTGCATCAGCAGACCGGCATATTCCATCGCATCACATTTCTCACCCGTACACACTGGCATGACCGAGCACGCGCCACCGGCAATGTTGCGGTTCTTTCGAGTGTTGCAGTCAATGCGCCACTGGATGCGCGCCTGGCCGCACATGATTGGAGACCCGCTACAGGCAGGCGGCGAAGCGCAATTGTCGCCACCGCTGAAAGATTCGTCGGTAACTGGGTCGGGACTACCGTCGCCATCACTATCTCGTTTGCATGTGCCGTCCGCGCCACGGACCTCCCCGCTCGCGCACTGCCCATCGCCCGGTAGGCACTTCCCGTCCGGCGACTTTACAGTGCCGGCTGGACATTCGTTTTCCTTCGACTTGCACGTGCCATCGGGCTGCTGCACCTTGCCCTCCGGGCATGGCTCAGGGCCGCACTTGCCAAGTGAATTGGGCTTGGCGCCATCGGGGCATTTGGGCTCTGGTGAATCGCAAGTCCAGGTAATCTGATTCAACGTGCCGCCGACCTTCGAGCAGTCGGGCTTCTTGTCGCACGTGCCACCTATGCCAAAGTTGTTCTCGAACGTCCCATCAACATTCCATGAGTGATAGACGTTGCATCCATCCATGCAGCCAACAGAACCGCCTGGCCCCCTGAGCTGCGACCATATCGAAGTCGCCGAATTTGGTTGCCTCTGCTCGCACCTCTGGCCGTAGTAGAACGAGTTCTCATTCGTTCCATCCGCATTCCAGCAACGAACCGATCCGCCGTTCGCAGTCTCCCGGACGGCACAGGCAATGCGCCCGGTATAGTCGATGCAGTTCTCCGCGATCACCGGCTGAACATTCGGCGGATTCTCCCTGCGATACCGCTCCATTGTGCGGTCGATTGCTGCTCGGCACATGCTGAAGGCTTTGCCCTGATCGCAAGACGCAGCGTTAGGGCAATCGGCTGCCTGCACTGTAGCCGGCACCGCCAGACCTACGAAAACGAAAGCCAGTATGAGCGGGAGCAGCATGCAGATCCCAATGGTGCTGCTTGCGCGCATCAGCTGAAATCCACAAAGATGATCGCGCAGGCCACCAGCCATGCGCAGAGCCAGATCCACCCTTCCATTTCAAGCCCCCTGCCCTGTCCAGAGCGTTGAAAGACCGGGGGGAGGGAGTCGGCCCTGCCCCCCGGTTGCCGTTACATCGCGCGGCGCACCCACTTGTAGACCTTGACGCCGACCAGCACCATCAGCACAGCGGCGCCGATCTGACCGACGGGGCCGAGCGCGGCGTTGATGGCCGTCACCACCGGACCCACGTCCACGCCGCCACCACCCGACGCGAACGCCGGAGCCGAAACCAGCGCGGCGGTGCCGACAGCCGCCAGAGCGGAACCCTTGCCCTTCAGGGCGTTGAACATCTTGTGCATGTGTCCTCCTAGGACTGTTCGATTTTCTTGCGGATGAGCCGGAACACGTACGCGACAGCCCACAGCAGCGCGATCTTTGCGCCGATGGCCTGTGCATCCTCAATCGGCAGTTCCGGCAGTAGTGCCGGTTGAGGAATCCAGATCACAGCCGTGCAGGTCCCCGTGGCCGTGTCCAGGTCGGCTTCGCGGCACGCGGGAATCAGCACGGCCATGGCATTACGCCTTCGACGCTGGAGCGGCCTTGAAGCCGATGGGCACGAGGTCCACGTAGCGCTTCAGGACAAGATCGCCATAGGGCGAAAGCGCGAACGACTTGGGGTCGATGTCGTACTCCCCAGCTGGATACGGCGGACGCTGGCCGAGGCCGACCCGGAACGGCAACTCGAAGCCGTTGCCGAGGTCGAGGCCGACCATCTGGGAGCGGATGATGGAGTTGGTCCTGGCGTTGTGCTGTTCGTCGACAGCAGCCGACTTCACGCGGCAGATGGGCATAGTTCTTCCCTCACATAACGATGGAGTGCGTCACCCTTGGCAATACCGCGAAAACGCCCGGGGTGACCGTCACGGACGATGCGGGCCTCGCAGAAGTCGGACCATGAATCTCCGAACGCTCCGCGCAGAACACTGAGAGCCGGGCCTACCTGACGCTCCATCCAGAGCACCATTGCCTCGGCAGAAACTTCGACGTGCTTGCGGATCGTGCGCAGTCGCGTGCACACGCCCTTGATGAGATCGTGCAGCGCGCTGTACGAGCCACGCAGGTACGCACCCGGGTTCAACAGCACATCCAGCGGGATTTCCATGTGCTTGCCGTACAGGCGCACTTCTGCGCGCACCCAGCGCGAGGACGGCAACCCCTCGGCTTTGCCTTTCTCGTACACACACAGTTCCTTGTGGCCTTTGCCGCCGACATACAGCGTGCAGCCGGTGTTGTGGCCTTCATCGGAAATGAAGCGGTGACGCGGAGGGCATCCGCCCTCGGTAAAGCCGCCCTGCGCGGCAACCTCGCGGAGCGCATGCACGTCCAGGCGTTCGCCTTCGTAGTCGTCGTGCGCGCAGTCAACGCGGGTAATCTTTGCGTCCAACATCGCGCACTGCTTGTAGACGCGCGCCCAGTCACGAATCCACTTGCAGCCCATACCGGTCAAGCTCAGGCATACGGTGCTTTTCTTGCCGCCGATGCCGACACGACCAACCACCTCGTTTTCCCGGTCGATCAGCACTGCCGACTGTTCGTAGAAGTTCCAATTCTTCTCACGAATCGCCCCGGCAACGACTTCGCCACGGAAGCCGAAGATGCGGAACAGCAAGAGGTCCAGCTTCTTGCAGTTCACTTCTTCAAGGGCGGAAAGCGGGACCACAATGGTCAGGTAGTCAATGATTGCGTCTTGCTGACCCTTTTGGCCCGTGTTACTCCCCGGGCCAATCTCCGCCGCCGCCCGCTGCCCCTTTTCACCGGGCGAAAGCGGGGAAAAGCCCCCTGCCCCGCCCTCTACAGCCATCCGGAAGCGAGCGCGATCAACGGCCATTGCGCCCCCCTTTGCCGCGCAGGGCGAACACCAGCGACCAATAAAGGCCGGTAAGCAGCACGCCGCCCAGCACGAAAACAACAAGTGGCTCACGCAAGAACTCAGCGAACATCGGCGGCCTCCCGCTGCTCGGCGTAGTTGGCGGCGGCCAGCAGATCGCCGCGCTTGGTGGCAGCGATTTCAGCCTGATAGAGGGTTTCGTGATCGGGGGTCCAGCCGGTTGCGGCCAGTTCGGCGCGTACCTGGGCTACGAAGGCCGCTTCGTGTGCGCTGCGACGGGAGGACTCCCCACGCCGGTCGAGGCACCACGAAACGAGTTTGGCGCTGCCAATGGATACGGCCACGATGGCCGCCAGCAGCACGAAGGCAATGAACGGATCGATCATCCCTGTTCCCCTGCCCCAAGCCCCAAGAGAACCCGCCAGCGGCCTTGGGGTGCCGGTGGCGGGTGTTGAGTGATCACTCAACGAGGCGCATGTAAACTGATTAGGAAACACGTGTCAACTGATCGATCAACTGGAGCCGCCATGACCGCCGTCAACGAACTACTTGACAACGTGAAAATTCGCCTGAATCTCGCGTCCGATATGGCTTTGGCTGAAAGGCTGACCGTTACCCGGTCGCTGGTGTCCCGCTGGCGGAAAGGCGACACGCCGCTGGCTGATGAGCGAATTGCGCAGATTTGCGCGCTGGCGAAGCTGGACGGCCCCACTTGGATCGCGATGATCCATGCGGAGCGTGCCACGTCTGCAACCGAACGTGCCCTCTGGCGTTTGATGCTGGACAGAATGAGCGCGGCGGCTGCGGTCGTCGCGCTGGTGGCGCTGTCGTTGCCGAGCCTCGGAAATGCAAAAACCGCCCAAAATCAGGCGGTTAGCGCGGGTCCACTGACCCATTCTGTATATTATGTTCATTGCGCCGTTGCCCGAGCCAGGCTTCACCAGTCACGCCCCTGA